TATGATCCCAGCGAAGTTGAAGACATTAAGCACTGGTTGTTGAACAACTGGGACTGCTATGTAGGAGTAAGTTTCCTATTCCGCAGTGATCCTACAAAAACAGCCAAAGACTTGGGTTATCTCTACTTGCCACAAGAAGTAGTAGACGAACAAACGTATCACGAGTACACTCAGAACCTGTTGCAGGTTGATATCAACTCAGCCAACAGTTTTGATGAGATTGTGGAAGATGGTTGCGCGACAGGCGCTTGTCCCATAAAGTGATTTATTAATTTTTTTACAAGAGGAAAACATGAACTTTACATTTACAGTAACAGAACAAGAAGCTAATATGATCCTAGCAGGGATCCAAGAACTTCCTGCAAAAGTGGCCAATCCACTGACGCAGAAGTTGCAGACCCAAGCACAAGAGCAGATGCCAAAACAGCCTGCTGAATAAAGAAAAAGCCCCTCAACCTAAAAGTTGAGGGGCTTTTTTATTGCTCTTTTTTGCCAGCCAAAATTGCCAGCTTTACTTCTTGGAAGTGTTGAACAGAAAGAATCTTTTTAACGTCTTCTTGTGTGTCTCCAATATTTGTGTGTAAAGCTTCTACTTTTTCTGTTAGTTCTTGTAGTGACTTCTTTAATTCAGCTATTTGTTCAGAGGTAGAGTCCAAGGTGTCATTAAACTTGTTAAACCACACCTTGCCCTGATACCATGCACTGCCTAATGCAAATACTGTGACTAAAAGCCCCCAGTTGTCTTTTAAAGTTTTGGCCAATTCTACGATATCCATATTCGGCTACCTCATTAATAATTAAGATATATTTAATCGCTATTTCTAGCTCTTACTATTTGATCCCTCTTAGCTTTAGCCCAAGTTTGACCACCATCTCCACCCCACAAGTCCCAAGCTACTCTGCCGGCGCTTGGAAAACCTTCTTCTCCACTGTTAAACCCTGTTGCCTTTTTGTCTACTTCATGACGGCTAAAGAACGAATGCATTCTCATTACTGTACTAGCAGTCAGGTTTTCACGGTTCACAAGTTGATTTGCTCTGGCCAGGCCTACACGAGTTCCGCCCGAGTGGCCTTCTTTTTTCCACTTTAATGCACGGCGAGCTGCTGAAGCCATGCCTGTTGTGGGCTTGTAGGTTGCTGCTGCCTTTTCAAAGTAACCTTTTTCAGGTTCTTCCTCAGCCATGTCGTCTCCAGACTCTCCTTCTATTTCCCACTGGTCACATACTCTGATTGGTGAGACTGTCATATTCCAACGATTGCAGTACCAGACCGGCATACCGTCAACGTCTGTAAACCTGGGGGTAACTGGAAGCTGGCTTTCACTCCACTCACCCACCGGACCCTCGATGATGCAGTCCAAGGTCTCTGGTGATCTGTCATGGTGATGACAGCTGGCGCATACCCTCATACGGGCTTGGCCTTCACTGACACCCCAAACTTCTTGCTTGAGTTCCCAAAACTCGGGATTGCTGTCACGACTTTCAGCAGGTCCATAGTTGGCGTACTGAACCGCTGCCAAGTGGTTGCTCAAATTAATATCTGGATACATTGTACCCACTGGACACAGTTCTTTAGCCATGGTCTCCTCAATTCTTATACGCCATGATTATAGCTTTACACATCTTGCTTCTGACAATATCGCTGTCCAAGAAGCGCACAACCTCAATACCTTGTATATCTTCTAGTCTGGTAACCGCGTCTGTTAGTCCACTGTCATTGCCAATATCACTCTGTTCATGATCGCCGCTGATAATCATTTTGGTATTGCGACCTATACGACTCAACAACATTTTGAACTCTGTTTTAGTGGCGTTCTGAGCCTCATCCACTAACACGATGGCATTATCAAAGGTAGCACCTCTCATAAAGCCCAACGGACGTGGCTCGATAGCTTTACTCTTTAAAGCATACTCATAAAAGCCTTTGCCTAAAGACCGACTAAACACCTGATCAAACGGGTCCAAATAGGGCTCGTACTTTTCTTCTAGCGTACCTGGTAAGAACCCTAAACCACGACCGGTTTCTACGTTTGGTCGAGTTAAAATGATTTTGTCTACTCGTCGGTGGAATAGCTCGCTTGCAGCATAGCTGGCTGCTACATAGGTCTTGCCTGTGCCTGCGCTGCCAATACCAAAGACTATTTCGTTTGTTTTTATAGCATTTAAATACGTTTCTTGTATATAATTTAGTGGTTTTACTTCCCTGAATTCTGTTTCAGTTAAGAAACAATTACCAGGAACTTGACCCATTGCTCTGCGAGCTTTTTTGCCACTGTTATTTGCCATAGATTTTGAAGGTTGGTTGTTGATGTGCTTAGAGAAGAAATTTGCCTTCTGCTAAGCGGCGACGTGTTAATCCATTTAACACAATACCTTGAGCTTTATTCCATTTTTGTATTTCTTCGTAGGCACCCTGCCAATCGCCTTGGTTGACCCTTTTGCGTAGAGTGCTGATCCTGTAGTTGCCTAGACCACAGTTATAACAAAAACTAATGATTGCCGCCAACCTTCTGGGCGGTTCATTTATCAAATCGGGACTGAGACCGAGAGCACCTGCAACAAACTTGCTGAGCATGGTTTCAAAACGTTCGTCCGCTTGTTGTCGGGTCCACACTAAGCCAGGCACAATGTCTGGTCCAGTCGTACCCCAGCCTATAGTCCAGGGGTGTCCTGCTTTTAGTAGTTCATCTGGTGTCATGGTCGCTGCTTGAGCCTTTGAAATGGCCCCACGGCCCAGTGGGCTCGCGGGGTCGGGATAGCTCTCACAGTCGCCGTTTAAGAGCTTTTTGTGGTAGCCCTCAAACGGGTGTAATAGAACGTCTGTACATAGTTTGACGGCTTCTAAATTCATGAGTTACCACGCTTTTCAATAGACCGACCCAAGAACCAGAATGTTAAAATCATATTTAACATTGCAAAGTCGTCTGCAGTCCAGTGGTTACGGGCTATGTCGATCCAATTGGCGCCGCTGTTGACCGCGTGTACAATGATAGTGATCTTGAAAGCCACGTATATACCAAACAATATGTAGGTTATCATTGGTCGTACTAAAGCACTCAGCGCGGCCACCCAGCGGTAACTTGCAGCGGCTTCTTTTGCTTGACCCTCAAATGCACTCTGTATCGCCTGAGTTTGTGTAATGCCGTAGTCAATGTACTTTTCCTCGATCTTGACCTGACCTTTGGTTTTCTCTAAATCGATTTGTAAGCCATACATTGCCAGTTCGTGCTTGCGATCATCTTTGCGATCCCAAAACTTTAGGACTTCTGGGGCCAGCCGGAACAGTCCGCCAAAGACGGATCCCAAGATACCGCTTGCTGCAAATTCTAGCATTTGCTTCTCCTTCTACTCAGAGACAGTGATCTCACTGTCCTTAGAGGTAATAAATATAGGATTGGATAGGGAATCTCCGACAAGTACAGAATCGGATACATGGTCTGCGATAACTATAATACTATCACTGTCTTTACAGGTAATAAATATAGGATTGGATAGTGAGTTTGCGACAAATATAGAATCGTATACAGGGTCTGCGATAAATATACTGCTATCAACACTCTGTACAAATGTTTCTCCGCCTCTCAGTGAAAGCGCAATTCGTATAGCTTCTGCTGCTCCAGTTACTTCAAATGTATAACTAGGGCTGTTGCCGGCAATTTTAACCACGGCTTGGGAATTACCAAGAAGTGGTACGGCCACGACAGACTGCGCTTTTAGTATGGCTTGAGCGGCTATTAGAGCCGAATCCTCTCCGCTTTCCGAAGATATTAACAGGCCTTTTACTATTGTTTTAGCAAAAGCAACAGATGTGTCAAAGCCAGTTTCGCTAGAGGATAAAGAAGCCTGAATCAATAGTCTTGCTACTAATTGAGCTGTATCTGATCCTTCGCTAGCAGCATAGTTACCTGTGACTGCTATTTTGCCAGAGCACAAAACAGTATCAGCATTTTCTGAGGCGACTACTTGTACTGTAATAATCGCTTTAGCAGCAATAGTAGCAGAATCTGCCGTAGGCTCTACAGCAACTATACTACCTTTTACTATGTTTTTAGCTGTAACTTGAACTTGGTCAAAGTCAGTTTCAGATACTGCTAATGTACCCTTAACTAAAGATTTAGCCGATAGAGATGCAGTGTCTTGACTTTCTGTAGCAGCTAAACTTCCATAGCTAATACGGGCTTGCCCAGAAACAGCAAAGCTATCTTGTCCAGACTCTACAGAGAACACTGAGCCTTTGACTAGTATCTTGCC